AAGCTAAACTGAAGGTTATATAGTCCAGCATAAGTAGCTGTTAAACGAGAGCTACTTGCTAATGTAATTCCACTTTCATAGTCTACAGTATTAAATGTAATAGGATATGCTGTAGTCGTACTTGCTGCTGACTGTGTTGTGCTATCTTGCCATGCACCATAAGGAAATTCAGCATACGTTGTACTAGCAGCAGTAGCTGTAGTTGGCATTAGTAATACTACAGAATTAAAACCTATACGTTCATCACTAATGGTTGTAGTTGTAGCACCACTAGCAGCTAAAGTAATTTCACCTGTGTTGTTAGACTTACCTTCCACTAGATTGTTTACTATTTCAGCTACCTGTCTTGGATCGCCACCTGTCCAAGCAAGTTTACGGTACATATCACTACGAGCCATTATCTAGTACCTTGTGTTGTGTAGTCCAAATCTAGTCCAATAGCTGAAAACCAGTTAGCACCTGTAGGAGTTATACTTACTCTATGGTAACGACCTGCACTTCTTACAGCACATCTATCTTCTTCACTTGCTGTAACAGATGAACCGTATGTGATAGTATCGTCTAACATACGTCTAGAAGCCACAGAAACGCTTGCAGAGCCATTATCTACAGAAGGTCTAATAAGAGTAAGCACAGAGTTATAACCGTATTCTAAGTCGTTTGTAGTGATAGTTGCTGTAGCTGGAGTTCCTGTAAATGTGATAATTTTAGTATCACGAACACCACCAAATAAAAATTTACCGCCTTTATATAGTCTGTCATCCATTGTTGTTACAAGTGTGTCTATAGTCTTTAATGCTGCTGCACTTGCTGCCATATCAATAGCAACACCTGTGCCAGAACCTACACCTGTAGCTGTAAATAATACACCTACCGTATTAGCTACTGCACCAATACTTGTAAATGATGTTGTTCCTACACTTCTAATAGTGTATGACTTACCTACTACAAATGAGCCTGCTGTTATGTTATATGCAGCATCTATGCCTTCTAAAGATGTTCCAGTTGTAGCTAATGTTGATAAATAATCTACGTCTGTATCAGCTTCACACCATTTTTGTGTTTCAAAGTTATAGATAAGTAATGCTCTGCTACCTGAAATAGTTGTGTAGTTCCAAATAACTAAATTGCGTTCTGGGTCTACTGCTGTTGATATAGAATCAATGTCACCAATGTTAGCGTTGTTAAAGAAGTATCTGTCTACTTTTTCTGAGCCAATACTTGTAATTTGTTGTCCGTTGCATGAGTAGAAACCATCATCCGCTAGGAAGTATGTAATACCACCGTATTGAGCTATAGAGCCACCTTCTATACAACCTACGTTGCGACTAATTGTGTCAAATTGGAAGAAAAATGGCGAGCCAGAATATGACATTCTGACAATAGCTTTTTCTAGGAATACTATACCAAACTCGCCACCTGTAATACCTGTTATATCACCACCATCTGGAATTTCTTGGAAATCACTTTGTGATGCACCGCCTGCTGTCCAATCAGTAGGATCGTTAATGTCTGACCAGTTTACCCTTGCTGGATTTGTGCCTGCACCTATATTTGCACACACTACAAAGTCACGAACTGCTGTTATATATTTTGCAATAGGAGCAGTTGTAGCTAAGTCACCAAAATAAGAAGATGCGTTTATATCGTAGTATTGAACTTTATCAGAACCATTAGTGGCTAGTGCATAATTACCAAATTGTAAAAATTGCCATCTATATGTTCCTGTATAATCACTTGCTATAACTGTTCCAGTAGCAGCAACACTTGCAATATTTGCGTTGACTTTAGCGTAAGTAAATGTAGTAGAAGTAGGCACAGTAGTAATAGTGTAACTGCCGTCAAATGTGTTGTTACTTGCGTCTACTGTTACAGTATCATTTGTGCTATATCCATGAGCAGAAGCAGTAGTGATAGTAGCTACGTTAGATGTTAGTGCTACGTTACTTATTGTTCTTGCTGCACTTTTGCCAACACTATCTAGTGCTAAAGTAGATGAGTCTAGTTTAAATAGTTTAGTAAGACCGCCTGCAAATACAGAAACGTCACTATCTAACTTTGTTGCAAATACATTAGTTAAATCTTCAGACGCACTTGCAGAATAGTTTACTGCTGACTTAAATTGACCATATCCTACCGCTAAAGGAATGACGTTATTAGCTTCTGATACTGCGTCTAGAATACTAGGTTGATCAGGTAACCAGTCTTTAAATTGTATACGTTGTGTTGTCATATTAGATATTTGTACAGAAGAAAGCACTTAACAAATAAAAAGTACCTGAAATTACAGGTTTCATTTCATGTGCAGTAAATCCTTTTAGTACAATTACATCTCCTGTTGATACTTCTATATTGTCATCATCTACAACTAAATTATTTTTTCCACTAATACAAGCAATCACAGTTAATGAGCAATATCTATTTTCATACTCTGGTTTAATTTTATAATTGTTATCTAATTCATATAGTGGTTTATCTATATGCTGACCTATTTTTTCACCTTGTTCTGCATTAATAAAATTAACACCTGTACCAAAACTATAATCATATGACTCTGTAAATTCAGCTTGTTTTATAAATGTAGCTAATTTATCAAGCACAGATGTTGCATTTTGTAATGTAAATCCTGCATAACCTCTGTTAGGATATAATTGGTCTGATTTTAATAATGGATATTGGCTTTTACCAAACTCTATAAATTCTGCACATTCTGATGTGGTTAAAGCATTTCTAAATAATTTATAATCCATATTGTTTACCAAGTAATTGTTATTCTGCCAGTACCACCACTACCGCCTGCACCGCCAGCTACTAGATCTTGAGAAGCTCCACCACCACCTCCACCACCGCCTGTTATTCCAGCAGCACCAGCACCTTGTCCTGCATTACCTCCAGCACCTCCAGATGATGCAATACCTGAGCCACCGCCTCCACCGCCTGCACAATCACCAGCTACACTATCTGTTCCTGCTGACCCTGCACCTGTTCCTGTTGCTGCTGGAGATGGACTTACATGAACTAAACCGCTTGGCCCAGAACCTCCTCTAGCACCACTTCCGCCTGTTCCTCCATTAGATGTAGAACCTACTCCACCAGTACCTCCACTTCCACCACTAGGGTCACCTCCGCAACAATAGGCATTAGCACCATTGCCACCAACACCGCCATTAGCTGTTAAAGAAAATCCTGTTGTATCTCCGCCTATTGAGCCAGCAGATGAGTTAATTCCATTAGTTCCACTACTGCCAGAACCACCTGCTCCTACTGTTAAACTATAAGATTGTAATGGAGAAACTGCTATAGTTGATGTTACACGACCACCACCGCCTCCGCCTCCACCACCTCCACCCCATTGGTAATTACTATTGCCATCAGGTCTAGAAGCTCCACCAGAACCACCGCCACCTGCACCAATTAAATCTACTGAAAGAGAATATACGTCAGCAGGAACGACAAATGTAAATGTTCCAGCAGTAGTGTATGTTTCAGAGCCTGATTTATATACTGAACCTGTAAAACCAAAACCTTTAGCTCCCATGCCACCTGTACGTTGTAATAAAGACATTTTTTATCCTACTTAAATTGAACTCTAGAAGCAAATACTGTATATGTTGCTGAAGCTGTTTTTACAATTACATATGAATAAGCCTCTACACTAGAAGTATTGCCTGCTGTAGGAGCAGAACCACCTTGCCATTTAGGAGTAACAGATGTACCGTCAATAGTCACTGCATTATTATAATATGCTGTAGCACCTGTAGTAACTAAAAATACAACTGTAATAGATTCACCTGTAGCCATTGCAGTATTTAAAGTTGTTCCTGATGAACCTCTAAAGTTTACAGTCCAATTAGCTGAAGCATCACTTGTATAATATAAAACAGACTGTGTGGTTACATCATAGTTAATAGTACCTGTTGCTGCTGTTGCTGATACTGTAACACCCTCTAAAGAGTTTACAAATTTAGATGAGATAACACTAGATGAGCCTGTAAATGTTTGTTTAGCAGTAAAATTAGTTGCTACATTGCTAATAACTGTATTTGCATTATAAGCCTGAACATCTGTCCCAATTGCTAAACCTAATGCAGTTCTAGCTGCACTAGCTGTACCAGAACCTGTACCACCTGCCGTAACAGGAATAGTATCACCTGAAGTTCCTGCTTGTAAGTCTTTAATTTGTGCCATTAAAGAACGAATAGCATTATTTACGTTAGCAGGTGAACATCCTTCTGCAATGTTAATATTGCTAATGTCTGTATTATCTGCTGCGGTTGCTGAATATTCACTAACTTTTGTCTTTGCCATTTTTTATCCTATTTGTGTCCATGTATTTGATCCTTCTGTAATGGTAGTCCATTCTTCACCTAGCCTATATCCTTTTGCTGAAACTGTAGCTGCAGATGTTATTAATGCATTTCTACTGTAAGTAGCATTAGCTATGCCTGTGACTAATACACTTGTTGTTATGCTAGCTTTACCTGAAGCTATAAAACCACCTAGTGCTGATACTGTTGCAGATGCAGTAATAGATGCAATTGATGTAATAGTTGAAAACATATCACAAGTAAGTGCTGCTGTAGCAGTAATAACGGCTACTACATCATAAATATTATTTGTTATTGAGCTAAAAGAGGCAGAACAAAATGGAGCTTGGCTAAACATTTTTATTTATCCTTAATTATTAAATAGTAGCCCAAACTTCTTCAGGTATTGTAGCCCAAGTAATATCTCCTGCAACAGGATTAATCGCATATTGCCTAACAGAGTTTCTATAGACATCAAAAGCATTTTTATTTGCAAGATATGGATTACTTAAAGCTGAATCACTAACACTTGTAAGTTGTGTCCAATCAGTTTGCTGTAATAAAGACATTGCAGTTTGTTTATTTTGTTCTGCTGTAGGAGGTAATGGTGGAACTGGAGTATTAGTTACTGTCCATACTGCTAAACAACAATCAGTCCATGAAGGCAATTCAGTAATATTTATATTATCTTGATCCCAAAACTCTAACCAACCTAATGTTTCTTGCCATTGTAAAGCTCTAATATTAGAAGGAATTGTGCAAGAGGATAGGTCAAGGTTTATATACCCCACTCCATCTTTTTTTACATATCCATCTACAGGTATAATTGTTAATAACATTTTTTATTCCTTGTTCTTTAATAATATTGGTTTATCATCTTCTTTTACGTCTATTAGTCCTGTTGCTACTCCAGCAGTATGTAATAAAATTTGTTGGCTAGTTTCGTTTGCTTTTACCATTTCATTTCTAAATGATTCTACTGCTGCACCTGTTGACCTTTGCTGTCCTGAATTTTCAATTAGTAACATAGGCATCCAAGCTATTGCACATTGATATTCGTCTACTTGATTACCTGTATTAGTATCGTATCCTTGCACTCTAGTAAACCAAGCACATTGTAGTCCTATACAGTCTTTTTTTATTAATGGGCAATACGTTCCATTTTTAATTTGCAACTTTATCTCCTATTAATCAATAGTTGCAATAATAAAGTCATAATATTTGACAGCTAAATTAATAGCAGTACCAGTAAATGTAGCAGAACCAGAACTAAATGAGAATGAGTGAGTATGTGAACCGCCTCCACCAGTTGATGAAGTAAGTGGAGCATTCAATGTTTGATTAGTTAAAGCAATACGATAAGTTCCAGTGTTAGACCCTGAACCAAAAATAGACCCAACACTTTCTGCTGCAGTTCCTCCTTCATGGTTATGGCTTGGCATCTGTGATGTAGTAAGTGTTGTTGCACCAGCACTACCTGTTACAGATGTAATAGACACAGAGCCAGCTGGTGTTTGTGATGCAAATGCTGTTGTAAAGTCTACTGATCCACCATTAACTACTGAGCCTGTTACTAAACGCATAGCACTATTATTAATACCAGCTGTTGTATCTTTAGTCCAGCCTGTTGGTGCTGCTGTTTGTTGGAAAGACATACGAGTGCCAGTAGGGAACGCTTTAGTAGAAACTGTTTGAAATGTAGGTAAAGCACCTGCACCATTTGACATAAGCACTTGACCAGATGTTCCTACTGAAGCCACTGACTGCTCCACTCCACCTGTTGTTGTGCCGCCACATATTACTGAATATGCTACATTAGTTGCTCTTCCTGTGCCGCCATTAGCAACTGGGAGTGTGCCTGTAACATTAGTTGTTAAATTTGCAAAAGTTGTTGATGTTGTTCCTGTGCCGCCATTAGCAATAGGAAGCGTACCTGTTACACCTGTAGATAAAGGTAGTCCTGTAGCATTTGTAAGCGTAGCAGAATCTACTGTACCTAATGCAATAGCATTGTTACTAGCATCTTTATATAAAGATTTACTAGCTGGATAAGTACCAAATACATCTTTAGTGCCAGCAGTAAAGTCTACAGCAGAACCTGCATTAGATGATTCTAGTACAGTTGTCCTAGCTAATGTTCCTGCCGCTACTGTGCCAATACCTGTTTCCCATTGTGTACTACCTACAATAGTATAATAGGTTGTATTAGTATTGCCTATTGCACTAGAAAATGTTTGGAAACCAGATGCTGCACCTGCTAAAGTAAGCGTTCCTGTGCCTGTGGTTGTGGTTGTTTCTCTTACTCTGTCTTTAACAACTAAAGCCATGATTATTCCTTATGCTAATGTAACTGATAAATTACCAGAGCTAATTTTAAGTATATCTCCAGAGTCTACTGTTTTACTTGCGTCTAGAGCGGTATGGTATAAAAGATTTCCTGAAGTAGAAGCGTCATAAATACCAATCCAGCCTACTGTTCCCCATGAAGATGTGCAAGTTGGGAAAGTAACGTCAGCAGAATTAGTAGTTACACCGTTAGATGGTGCTGCAAATGTGACTGAAGTTCTAGCGTAGCTTCCACCAGATACTTCTGCACCACTACCTGCATCTGTAGGGTCACTTGTAAATAATGCTACATATACTGTTGTTGGTGCTGTGTAAGATGTTGCTCGTAGAGTTACGTTGATTAAAGCATTTTCTAAATAGTTTGACATTTCTGACATAATTGTTTCCTTTTAAGTTATCGTATTGCTAATGAAATGACCATTGGTGCGGATGGACTTTCACCAGCGTCATCTGAAACGGTTAATGAAGCAAGACCTCTATCGTATAATGAAGCCCATGTTTGTATTCTTGCATCGTTCATAAGATATGGTTCTGCTTCACCTAATGCTGCGTATAATAATAAATCTTGGCAATTAGCTAGAAACACATTAGATGAAACTGTTGAACTTAAATAAGTAGGTGATGCGTAGTATACCATTTTAAGTGTATATGCTGAATCTGGAATAGGTGCAAACTGAAACTCTGAACCCATTGCTGTATAAAATGTAGGTACACCACTTTCTGATGCCCTTGTGTTTCTATAAAAATTACTTGGGTTTTGGTATACAATAGTTTGTATAGGGGTTGACTCTATATGTATGTCACGCATCTCTAAGAAGTCACTAGGTAATGATACTGTAGCGTCACCTGCTGTAGTTAATGCTGTTACTACTTTAAGCATAGGTCTAATACGCAAATCACGTCTTAATCTGTTTTCTGCTAATTGAATAAATAATGGGATTTGTGTTGTCAAATCTGTACGAGCCAAGTAGTCGGCTATAGTAGACTGTAGGTCTGTGTAGTTTGTTATTGCCATTATACTGTGCCTTCTCGTGTACGAAACACTCTGTTATCTGGATCATTAAGAAATTTTCTAAAGCCTTTTTGGTCTATGACATGGAAGCCACGCATAATACCTTTTTTGTTTAATTCGTCAAAGACAGTCATAGGAATACTTGCTATCTTGTTATCAAATATATCATCACCCCAACGAGTGCGTTTATCTGTATATTTGCGTTGATT